GGACAGCCCTTACCACTATCAGGGCGACGTCCTCACCATTCTCGACCGAGACTGGGACCTAGGTATCTTTCATCCGCCATGCACCTATCTCTCTAACAGTTCGAGCAAGCACCTCTACATCGACGGCAAGAAAGAGAACGGCGTCGACAACGAGCGTTGGCGTCAGCTACGCCTCGGCGCACAGTTCTTCGAGAAGCTCTGGACCACGAAGCATATCGGCAAGGTGGCCTGCGAGAACCCCATCATGCTTGGCGTCGCCAAAGACGCCGCAGGCCTCGGCAAGCAGACACAGACCCTGCAGCCTTGGATGTTCGGTGACCCCGAGCAGAAGGCCACGTGCCTCTGGCTCCGCGAGCTACCGGCCCTCGTGCCGACCTATGCGACATGGGACGCCTGCAGGACCGCGTTGCGTCTGGAGGCCGACGCCAAGCCGAAGCAGTCCGTCCATCTGGCTCCTCCAGGTGAGGACCGATGGAAGATGCGCAGTCTCACGTATCAGGGCATCGCGAACGCCATGGCTGACCAGTGGGGATGACGCCTGACCTCGCGGCCCGCAAGATCATCGTAGCCGCCTACATGTACTACGTGCTCGACGACAGCCCGATGGACGATGGCGAATACGACAAGCTCTCGCAGTATGTCGCGGATCATTGGGACCAACTGGACCCTGTGCGCCAGTGGCAGCTAGGCTCGCCGGGCGACATCCGAGCGAGCGGCATGAGCATCAAGTTCACGGTGATCGCTGTCTGCGCCGCTCGCGAACTCTTCTGGAAGCGCAACAAGCGCTGCTCCGATTACCCTTACCCACACAAGTGGAAGACCGACCGAACAATGAAGCTTCGATACGTGACGGCTGTTGCCTCATGAGTGAACTGAGAACCTTCCGCGTCATTCGCTGGCGTAGAGTTGTAGAGGACGCCCGTGTTGAAGCGGTGTCCTGTGACGAAGCGCGCGATAAAGCCGACAGCAACGATAGCTGGGCCATCCTCGACGAGCAGACCGTAGACACGGAATGCGAGGAACTCTACTGACGCAAAAAACCCCCAAGGAACCCATAACGGGAACCTTGGGGGTATTTTTCGATTTAGGCCTTCGGCGCGCGGGGATCACCCGGGAGGAAGGTGGCCACGGGGACCGCAGGGCCGAGGGGCAGCGCAGGAGCCACAGCGGACTCGCTGGGGACGTCTACCGGAGCCGGGGCTACGAAGAGAGCGTCAGCGACCGCAGCGATACCAGCGGCCTCCGCAGGCGTGCCTACGGCGGCGATCAGGGAAGCCGTCAGGGCGTCGATTTCCGACTGAGCCTGAGCGATAGCCGTGCGGGCCGCAAGGGCCTCAGCGGCCACGGAGGCCACCTTAGAGACCGCGTCAGAGAGCTTAGAGAGGTCGAGCATTGATTATCCTTATGCGCCGAGGCGCGGGTTGTAGGCCACAGCGGTGGCACCGAGGTTCAGCGCGATAGCAGTGGCAGTGATGTTGACGACCCGGTCGGGCGTCTGGGTGCCACGACTGATGAACTGGCAGTCGTTGGCTCCGTTGGCGTACGTGGCGGTCACGAGCGGGCGCGAGTAGGCCGAGCCGAGCGCGAAGTTCGTCGCAGCGGCCATGGGGAGCATGCGCAGCCCGAGGTTGGCCGTCACCGCAGGGTCGAAGGACTTCGCAGTGATTGCCAAGTTGGCGACCTGTGCGTTCGCTGCGACGTCGCCTAGGCGCGTGACGATGCAGAAGTCAGCGCTGGTGTCACTGTCACCACGGTCGAGCAGGATACGCATCGGCGTGGTGCCGTTGGGCCCAAGCATCTCACTAGCGCGATAGACGCGAGCGTGACGCCACTGGGTGACCGCAGGGACCGTGTACGTCTGGAGTTCGTTGACGTTGTACGGAGCCGAGGTGTTCGGCGCTGAGCCCGTGCTGTGATAGTAGCCGTCAGTCACCGTCTTCAAGACGGAGCCCTGCACGAGGATGCCCTCAATCGCCTGCGCACTGTCGAGCAGGTATCGGTTGACGATGATGTCCTTGTCTTTGTCGTAGACGAAGATCACACCCGGAGAGCCATTGGCTCCCGAGGAGGCCCAGAGGCAGCCACCAGTGCCCCGCGTGGGATCGACACAGAAGTGGTCGGCGGGTGATGCGTAGCCGGGGATATTGAAGTCCACGCAGCGCTTGATGAGACCGTTGAGGCCCACCAGGTATCCCATGGCCGAGTTCGCATCACCGACCCACAGACCCTTCAGTTGGTCGTCCCACGCGAGCGCGTTGGCCGTGAACGGAAGGATGATGTCAGGGCGCGGCACGGTGCCGTCGCGATTGACGAAGCGAATGTGGTTGTCCGCACCACCAACGTAGGCGAGATACTTCCGGTCGTTGACAAATGCGACGCCCTGCAGGCCGCCAATGGTCTGCGTCGGCAGGATAACCTGCGAGACCATACCGGAGCCGTCAGGCTTGATCTGGACGATGCTGAGGGGCGTCTGGACGCTGCCTGCGCCACCGCGTGAGTTGCCGAAGTTGCCAACCCAGTAGTTGCCGGTGTCGGGATCAACGCACATGCCCGTACAGGTGAAGCCTTTGCCCGCTTCGCCGCCCGGGATGTCAGGCACTTGCACCTTGGTGCCCACGGTCAACGTGGTGCCTGCGGAGTAGACGTGAGGGATGGCCGCGCCTGTGCCGCCCGTGAGCCAGTTGAAACGAGTGTAGTCCTCCGAGTACGACATGTAGTTCGCCGGGAGGACAGGCGGCGTGTAGAGACGGATCAGACGCGCCATGTGTTAGCTCTCGGACAGCACAGCGACCGCCGTGTTCGAAGCTGCAATGGCGTAGATGTCTGACGTGGTCTCCATGACCTGTGCGAAGCCGACAGCAACAGGCCAGCCGGTGAGCGCGGTGACGTTGGGGCCACCGAGGTAGACAGTGACGACACCAACGGGCTGGATGGAGACGGTGTCTCGACCCGACGCGCCAGCGACGATCAGCGTGGGGGTCGTGAGGACGGCCACCTGTGAGGCACTGAAGCTCTCAGAAAGTTTCTTAGACACTTAGATGCGTCCCTTGTGTTTGATCTTGTAATAAATTTGGACAGCGAACCAGATGCCGCCGAGCACACACACGGTGAACTGCGCATACGGATTGATCTGCTGCATCCAGAACGGAGTGGTCAAAGCAGCGCCTGCGCCTGCACTGGTAATCGTTTCCATTAGATTCTCTTGGTCCATGCTGCGGTGAGCCCGGCTACTAGAGTTGACGCCCCTGTGAGAGTGAAGACTGAGCCCACGACCATCTGGCCGTAGCTAAGCTCCTCCGTAGGGACCCGAAGGACAGCAAGTCGCGCGTCGATACCGGTGGCCCACTGCCACAGGTACGGGAACGTGCTGACGAAGAAGATGAGTGAGTGATAGGTGAGCACCGGGAAGACCCCGAGGCCCCACGCGACCCAGAAGATGGGATGCGAGAACATTGCCATCGTCACGTCCTTCACTGCAGCGAAGTGCGCAGTGTCTGCCGTTAGTGCGGCGACGGTGACGTCTTTGGCGTTGTTGCTTTGGACCTGAGCAGTGTCTTGGGCCTTGTTGAAGAGACCCAAGAGCAACTGCGGGAGCTTGAGGAGCAAGCCCCAGAGGAAGCTCATTCGTCTTCCTCAAGGGCAGGCGGGGCAGGAGATATGGCCAGCATCGGCCGCACGAAGGCGAGCACGAAGGGCAGGCAACCGACGATCAGGTCGGCAGTGGCCTCTGACACAACGTGCATAAGGATGGGCTTGAGGTCGATGACGCCGAGCCAGTCGAGGATGCCGGGGGCGGCAGCGATGAAGAGGAGGACGACTGCGTGCCAGTGGAATTCAATTCGGGCCCAGAGGTCGGCGAGATAGGCTCGCATGGTATCTGATCCTTGTAGGCGGCAGCGAGGTGCGAAGCGTGCACGGCGTGCCAGATGAAATAGAGAAGGCCGAAGCCCACAACGAGCCCGAGGACACACAGGCCGACCTTGGTCGACGTGTCGATGGAGCCGAGGTGCGCGAGGATGGGCGAGGAGCCTGCGGTCGCCGTAGCAGCCGTGGTGTGCTTGGTGGCCTTGGAGGCGGCCTCGGATGACCGACGCTCCATTGAAGGGCCCACAGGTTTCCCTGCGGCCTCTACGGCCATACGGACACCGGTCGCCTGCACGTCAGCTACGCGCTTGCCCCAGCCCTTCCCGAAGAACTGCCACGTGCGGAGGTTCTGCAGGAAGGACATGCGGGCTTGCGTCTGCGCCTTCACGTAAGCGATGGGGCGTAAGGAATTTGTGTCTAATTTCTTACGCAGGGCGAGAGCGCGAGCAACGCCGCTGTTGACGCCGAAGTCGAAGTCGACGAAGTCAGGACCGGACGGCCGATCATCGCAGCCCATCCTCGCCCAATACTTCTGGCGATAGATGTTGATGGCGACGGCCTTCGGCATGGCCTTGACGTCTGCAGGGGAAGCGCCGTGCTTCCAGTACAGGCGAGCGTCAGCAATCGTGATGCCCCAGTTGGTTGCTCCACCTGGATCATTCGGATTGTCGGTGAAGCGACCTTCGTAGGTCAGCGTCTTACTGATACTCGCCTCACGGTTCGATGAGGCCATTGGTTACCCGTTGATGAGTTTCATGTCGCGAGGCGCTGCAAGGCGCTCGTTCGCGTTCACGACCTCGTTGCGGAAGCTCTCGACAGCGGCACCGGTCTGGCGCTGCATCTGAGAGTTCTCGATGGTTAGGATAGGCATGAAGGCGTCAGCACAGCCGAAGTGATTGAGAGGCTCGCCCGTGTTCGGGTTGGTGCCCATCACTTGCATCCAAAGCTGACAGTTGTGCTCGATGACACACTCACGGCAACTCTTGGCGAAGCCTGTGCGATGACAGCCGATGTCCTTCGGAGGAAGGTTGTTCATTAGTCTTTCTGCGCGATGATCATATCCAGATACTGGACGTTCATCGTGATTGGATGGTTATGGCCACCGCCAGCGCCGTTTGTCGTGGCGCCAGACATGCTGTTGCCGCCTGAGAACGAGTTGGTGTAGGTGGTGCCGCTGCCTGCATAGGCGACCGCGAAGCTGCCGAAGTTGTTGGAGAGGACAGTGCTCCAGCCACCGGGCGAGATGGGCGCGTAGTAGCCCGAGGTGCCCGCAGGGTAGACCGTGACGGTGCCTGAGACCGAGACGTTGAGGTTCGGGACTTCGCCCGAGCCCAGCACGTGGGTGCCAACGGTAGTCATTGCGTTGAACGTCGAGAAAGGAACGCCGCCGCCAGTAGTCACGGTGCCGGACACCACACGCAAGAGCTTGTCGTTGTGGTCGGTGCGCTTCGTCCAGCCGGTCGGAGCCGTGGTCTGGTGAAAGAGCATCACAGTGCCAGATGGGAAGAACTTGGCGTTGATCGCCGCGTCCTGCGCATCCACGTAGGTCTTGTCAGCCTTGAGGCCGATCTGGGTGGCCGTCGTCGTCGCGAAGTTGGGGTCATCACCCAGCGCAGTCGCAAGCTCATTGAGCGTGTCGAGCGTGGAGGGTGCAGAGTTGACTATGCCTGCGACCTTGGTGTCCACATAGGCTACGAGAGCGGCGTCCTGCGGATGCACGTGGTCCTCGTGGGCCCATTTGTCGCTGGTGCCTACAGCAGCCGTGCCATCCATGAGAGGCGTCGCCGTGCCAGCCTTGGCCTGCACAGCATTGGCAGCATTGGCGGCCGAGGTCGCTGCGGCGGCCGATGAGGCGCTCGCGTTGGCTGCGTCAGCGTCAGCCGTGAGCTTGTCCGCTCTTACCTGGTCCGCGAGGTCATTCAACTCCGCGAGGACGGCACTCTCTTCCGACAGGAAGTCGTAGAGGTTGCCCTCAGGATAGAACGAGGTCGGGGCCGGGCGCGGGCGGTTGTCAGGGACGTTGTCGTTGTTCGTTACATCTTCGGCACCCACCAGTCCGCCGTCAGTGAAGAACGAGCCGGGAGTGGTGGAGCTTAGGCCGGGCGCAGTCTCATTGGGGACCACGGTGCCTTCGCCCACAGTGCCGCCATCAGCGTAGAAGGAGCTAGGGACGGTCGAGGTCGCGGGCGCGTGGTCATTGGAGACCACAACGCCTTCGTCAACCTGCTCCCCGTCCACGTAGAAAGAGGACGAGGTCGGGCTTACCATTCATCACCTCGGTCGAAGTAGAGCGCGGGGCGAACTGCGGCGTCTGCGGTCAACTCGTCGCTGTCCGCTTGGTCCTGCAGGGTCACCATGATGCGTTGGAAGTCTTGCTCGAAACTGGCCTTGCGGTCGTCATTGAGATACGAGGAGGCGGCCACCAGAGCAGCGTAGACCACAGCGTCCCATGCGACCTTGGACATCGTGTTGCTGTCGGTATCGGCAACGAGCGCGGGGAATTCGCAGTAATAGGTGATGAGGACTTTGTCGCCCACACAGGGCCGAGGTCCCAGATGCCAAGCGGCACCTTGGCGCGCGTAGATCGACGGAGGGCCCACATCTTGCGATGCTCCCATCACGCGGTTCATGTCGACGCGCTGCAGTTCGTATTCGAGAACACCATCCCCGTCTCGGTCAACTTGGATCGAGATAAGCTGCAGGAGGTCGCTGGGGATGCCCAGCTTCGTGTAGCTGTCGGGGATGGTGTACAGGATTTGCTTCTCCATGAACGGGACACGGAGTTCACGCTGGATGCGCTGGATGCCTTGGTTCACGAAGGTCGAGACCAATGCAGGGTTGTTCGTTACGATGGTGTTGTTGAGCAACGCCTTGAATTGGGCCTTCAGTTCACCGAGGGTCACAGGGTTTCCTTAGATGCGTTTGTTGGTCGTGATGAATTTGTCGAGCGCGTAACGGCGCAGCATCGAGAGGGTCTCTCGTGCGGGAGCGGTCATCACGTCGAAGCCGTATTTGCGGAGGAGGTCATCAACGACCTCGACAGGGATAGAAGCCACCCTGTGCATCTCGCCCGAAGGGGTGGCGATGCTATCAAGGCGCTCATGCTGCAGACTGGTCAGGAATTCGTCGGGGATTTCCTGCGTCCGCTTAATGATCAGTTCATTGGTGGAGCGGTCTTCGTCGAAGGCGACAAGCGTGTCGAGGAGGACGGGTTCTTCGTAGAAAGTTTCTTTGGACATATTCTCAAAAGCAAAAATAGGGACACGGAATTACCCGTGCCCCCATTTGTTGGACCTTAGAAGCCAGCAGTCTTCTGGACGATCAGCGCAGAGCCGAGGCTGTTCTTGTGCTTGAGCGAGAACTCGCCCAGCAGCATGGCCTTGGTGCTGTCACCGGTCTTCGCGAGGTTCTTGCGCTCCCACGGACGAAGGGTCGGCTTCGACCACATGTCGGGTTCGTAAACCAACGTGTTCTCGGTGCGGAGCCAACGGTTGATCTCGACCTTCTGCTCACCGAACGGCGAGACATACAGGTTGACCACGTTGACCAGCTTCTTCGCGTCGGAGCCCGAGAGGGTCCGGTAGCGACCAGCAGCCGCAGCGAAGCCCGCCAGCGTCACCGAGTTCGTCGGGGTGACCATGATGCGGGACGGCTCAGCGCCACTCTCGTACGCCTTCTGCAGCGCGGTGACGAGGAACTGCTCCGTCAGTGGATCATCGTTCGCAGCGGTGCGGACAATGTTGGCGCTGGCGATCTGGACCTGAGCGGAGTCAAGGGTCGAGGGGACGGTCGTGCCGTTGCCCGCAGCCTTGGTACCGGCGAGGCCGATGTAGGCGATTTCCACGTCACGCTTAAGCGCAGCGGCCGTCTTGGCCATCTGGTAAGCGAACTCTTTCTTCCGGCCGTAGGTCGACACGACGTCGGCACGGTCAGAGACCACAACGGCCTCGGTGAAGATTTGAGTGTAGTTCGACTTCATCGTGGTCGGAGTGACGGTGATGAAGGTCGGGTCCGCGCCTTCGACCGCAGCGTTCTGGGCCGGTGCGCGCAGGCTGTCTTCCTGCCACTGGAACAGCGGCTGGGTGATCTTCTCCGAGCCAATGCTCGACATGAAGGGGGTCTTGCGCGGGGAGAGGTTGGTGATGACGTCGGCAACGTCTTCCTTGATGCCGACCATCTGATAAGTCTGAAACTGAGCCATTAGAAATTTAGTCTCTTCTGCAATGTAGTGGTGTGTTACTCGCCATCAAACATGGCGAGGAATGCGTCGGCGGCGTCGGCCTGAGAGCCTGACTGCTTCGCCTTCTGCACAGCCGACTTGGCCGTGACTTTCTTTGCGCTGTCGCGCACTGCGGGGGTTGATGCGGAGTTCTTCACGATGCGTGTCGGGGTCTTGTTCACCTTCTTGGTCAAGACCTTGTTGGCACCCTTGGAGAACTGCATCGCCATGTGCAGCACTTTGAAAGCAGCCGGATCATTGAGGGACGTTACGACTTTGGCGTCGAAGCCCTGATCCACTGCGAAGTTTCGAATGTCCGCGTAGACCGCGTCATTCCAGCCCTTGATGAACGTCTTGCTCTCGGGGTTCTTGAGCGCCTTCAGACATTCAGCGGACTGCTTCTTCGCTGCTTCCTTCTGCTCAGCAGTGATCTTTTCGACGTAGGAGGTGAGTTCGTTCTTGAGGAACGTCTCTTCCTGAATAGCCTCGTTCGCCTCTGCAGTGAGTTCCTGCAGATGCTCAGCGGGGATATTCGGGTCCTTCATGTACTGGGTCCACGGCAGAGCGCGGTATTTGTCCGCTCGCGCAGTCGCACGCTGCAGGAGGGCGTTGTACGCAGTGACATTCTCTGTCCGCTTTGCGTTTACGACCTCTCGCTCAGTGGCGACTTCTTGCGACTTGCGGGTGAGAGCAGCCTCTTGACCAAAGAGACGCTTCAGGTCGGAGACCTTAACCTCATGCTCAGTGTCGCCTTCCTTGACCTTGACGTACGTCTCGTCACTGTCATCGGCAAACTTGCGCTTCGGTTTGTCGTCTTCGTCCTTGTCGTTCTCTTCGTCTTCGTCGCCTTCGTTCTCTTCCTCGTCTTCGGATGGCTCGTCTTCAGCGTCCTCGTCCGGGGTCTCGTTCTCGGCGTCGTTGGCGTTCTCTTCGTCTTCGTCGGCTTCGGTTTCTTTCTTCGATGGCTTCTTTGCAGAAGCGTCGTCACCCTCTTCGGGATCACCATCGCCAAGGAGAGCAGCAACGAAATCGTCGTCGTTGATCTCTTCCGGGTATTCTACGTTCAATGCGGCGTCGTTAGAGTTGATAGCCGTCGTCATCAGTCGTCATTCCTATAGATGTCGTGGACGCCCTCATGGTCGAACTCGTCGACTTCGGGGGTGGTCTCGGACGTCTTCTGTTCAGTTAGTTTGGTGTGCGCGGCAGAGAACTTCTGCGCGAGTGCGAGGAAGCCTGAGAAACCTTGGTAGGCGGCATAAATGCCTTCGCGTTCTCGGGCGTTCTTGGGGTCTGTGTGGAGGATGTCCGTGGCGCACTGCTGGGAATACATTGCAGTGAGCGCCGCGAACGCCTCCGAACTGAGAAGCTCCGTACAGAAGCCTCCCAGTTCGAGGATCGTTGCGTCGTCCATTTAGTCCTTAAGCTGCCTTGGAAGCCGCAGGTTTAGATGCGGCTTTCATCTTTGCTTCGTGGTCCTTGTTGATCTTCTCTTCCTGCAGAGCCAATTCCTGACCATCGTGGAGAATGCGAGCACGTGTCTCTGCATCCTGTCGATCGTTCGTACGGGCTTGGTTGTCTGCGGCGAGCGCAAGCTGCTGGTCCTGCTGCTGCGACTTGGTTTGATCCAAGGCGAACAGTCGGCTGGCATCGGCCTGCTTGATGGTGAGAGCCTTGTCGGCCGTCGCAGCGGTCTGCTGCTTGACCTGGAGTTCACCCATCTTGATCGGGTCGGGACCCGGAGGCGGTGCGTTGGGATCGAGATACGAGTTGAAGTTCGTGAAGCCTTTGAGCTTCGCGATGTCGTTGAGCATTGCGTAGCGGCCCTTCTGGCCGAACATGTTGCCCAAGCCGGGGTCCTTAGCCATGCCTTCATAGCCCTGCATGAGGTCCATGGCGGCCTGATCCTTCTCACCATAACCGAGGTGAGCGGACACGGTGCACGACGTACGCTCAGTCCACTGCTTGGGCGTGAACCCAATAGGCTGACCGGCGAGTTCGATGATCTTCTCGTCCTGATGGTTCAGGATGAGCAGACGCACGACTTCAAGCATGAGCGGGACGAGGAAGTTGTAAGCGAAGTTGCGCGCCATGATCTTCTGGCGGATGCTGCTTACCTTCATCATCGTGTCCACAAGACCCTTGGAGTTCTGGGTCGAGATGGCGCTCTTGTCGAGACCCTGCGACAGCGCAGAGATGCCCGTGGACTTCTCGTTGTTGTCGTTCAGCATACCCAGCACGTTGAAGACGTACGGGTTCAGGTTGGCCTGTTGGAACGGCTGCACACTGTCCGGTCGCCTGACGTTAACGACGCCGCCGAGCCGGTTGTCTAAGAGTTCACGTGGGTTCATTAGACCGCCATTGACCACAGCCCAACGCGGGTTAGTCGTGATGGCGGTGTGATCGAGCACACCACGGAAGAGAACGGTTCGAGCGTTCTGGGTGTGGATCACACGCTGTGCAAAGTTGTTGCCGTAGAAGACATGCGAGACCGGCAGCGGCACGTACGCGATGAAGGGAGCCTTGTCGACTTCCTCAGGCGGATAGAGCAGCTTGTCGCCAGCGATGCAGATTTTGTAGAGACGGACGCCCTTGCTGGGGTCGATCTGCATACGCACGAAGTTCTCAAAGTAGACGATGTATTCGAGTTCGTCCTGTATCGGGTCGTCGGAGACGTCGTTCTGCCGAGTAGGCGAAGTGCGCGCGAGAACCTCAGGAGAGAACATCAGGGCCCGAGCGTCATCGGCCGGAAGGGACGCAACGAGCTTCGGGTCTACACCCATCTCGATAAGCTCAGCCTTCGTCTTCGGCGTGCGGTGGCTGCAATAGACCGCCTTGTCGATGGACGTCGCGATGCTCTCGATCAGAAACTCTTCGGGAGCAATGTTGACTATGGTGACCTTGGAGACGTCCTGCTTGCGCGTGAGGGTGCCCTTGAAGGTGCCATCCGGCTGCTCCTCGGCGTCGAAGGTGTCGACCTCGTCGTGCGAGGCGAGAGCCGTCGCGTCTTCTTGGCTGATACCCTCGAACTCTTCGTCCGAGTATTTGAACTTCTCTTCCCAGAACACCTTGACCACGCCTGCGCGAGCGACGAGCCCGTCATAGATGGCGCTGCCAAAGATGTTGAAGCCGTCGTTCTCGCGATAGATGACGTAGCGAGCCGCCTCGGTCGCAACGCGACAGTTGGCAGCATTCATGAACTGGTCGGGGTCGAACTGCGCAATCTGCTCGCCACCGGAGAACACCTCCTGCAACTGAGCGCGCATCATCTCGACGCTGTCGTAAACGTCGCTGGCCACGTACGAGGACGAGCCTTCGTTGGTGCGCCGAGGAAGCTCCCCGTTCAGATACTTCGTGACCCGCGTGCGCTCAAGCGCCAGTCGCGAGTCGTAGAAGCCTGAAGCGGTCATCTGCTTCTGGGAGACCCGGGCGACAATATCCTCGGGACTTAGGGGGCGAGTTGTCGCCATAGGTTTCCTTTGTTAGATGGCTTGAACGTAGTAGTCGTCGGTGACTTCGACCGGCGTCCACACGTCCTCGGAGACGTACGCTGCGATTGCGAGCGCCATGACCGTGTCGTCGTGAGTGCCACCCTCGGCCTCCATCTTCCCGGCCTCGGTGACGACGAACGTCATCATCTCCTGCAGGGTCGTGGGGTCGTTGATCTCGATGCCGCCGTCGCGGTCTAGTTCGCGCAGCTTGTCGATGATCAGGGGTTTGGTCCGCTCGCTAGTGAAGAAGCCGAGGTTGATGCTGTCCCTCTCGTCCAAAGTGCCCTCAGGCTGCTCTGTGTAGAGGTAGGGATAGTTCGCATCACGCAGGGCGACGCATGTCACCAGACCGTGGTTGTTGCGCTCAGGAGCGATGGTGGCGCTGTTGTAGTGATAGCCGAGAGCGATGAGGACCTTCGCGAACTCGTCGGGGTGGATGATTCCACGCCAGACGGCCACTTGCCTTCGCTTGCTGTCTAGGACTTGTGCGACACTGCTGTCGCCTTCCTTCTTGCCCTTCACGCCGCCACGGATGCCCATGCCGACGTCAGCACCAATGGTGTACGTCTCTTTGTCTGAGCGCTCGTGATAGATCAGAAGCTCACCACGACGGTCTTCTTCAAGCACGCGCAGAGGCAGGGCTTGGCCTGTCTTCTGATCATACTTGACGGCGACGGTCATCTGCTTGAGCGGAGGCTTGGCCTTGGCTTTCTGCAGCCGCTCGTTGAGCTTCTCGGTGTTGAATATTGGTCGGCCAGTGCTAAGGAAGGCTTCCTCGGCGGTCGACGGGTATTCCTGCTTGAACAGATCGAGACCGCTGGTCGCGACTTTCTTACGCCGCCAGTAGAGTTGGTCGTTGGAGTTCAGAAGCGGAGCGAATAGCTCCATCATCTTTTCTTCTTCGGGTGTTCGCACAAAGTCTGCGGGCGCGGTCTCACGGTATTCATCCGTTTCGAACCAAGCGCTGAAAAACACCTCGTACCCGTTCCATAGATGGTCGCGGCGAACTGCGCCTTGATACATCTCGTAGAACTTGCCGGTCACACCTTGTGCCGTGCTCTCCAGGAAGAGGAACGTGTCGTTCTCTTCGGGGATGGCCTGCACTAGACCGTTGAAGTTTGTGTTAGCGAATGCGACGGGCCAGAACGCCACCTCAGAGAGATGCGCGAACGTAAGCGTTTCGCCGCGTGCGATGCCTCGGCCACCTGCCGTAGCAACGCGCATGCCGCTGTCGAGCTTGTCGAAGTTCAACTCGTTACGCGAGAGATACTTCGTCGACGGACGGACGATGTCAGGGACGTTGTCGTGGATGCGTCGATACATATCGAGCAGAGCCGTGGTGCTGTCGCCTTCGTGCGCCATCACGAGACCCTTCTGGGCCTTGCGCTGAGACAACCACCAATACTGGAATGCTGAGATGACGGTGGAGAGACCCTGCTGACGTGCCTTGAGCACGACGAACCGGACCTTTCCTGTTTCTTCCCACTGCTGCAGCAACTCTTCAAGGAAGCGCTTCTGCACTCGGTTCAGAACGAGTGGGGCAATCTTACCCTTCTTCGTTCTGATCTTCACACACTTGGCAGCGTAGAATTCGAAGTCGTCGAGGAGGCGCTTGCGCGCCGCCCTCTGCTTGTCGGATAACTCAGTCACCAGAAATCTCGTCGAGGAAGTCTTCGGCCTTGCTGAGCGTCAACTTGGACTTGCTCTCAGGTTTCGACTTCGTATAGGCGAGCACAGTGTTGGCGGCTGATACCTTGGTCTTCTGTTCGGTCGGGCCAACCGCGAGAATGAACATCTCTCGCAAAGCTGCTTTGGCCATCGCAGCTTCGTCGTTGGGAATAGTGATCCACTCGCCATTCGCGTCGAGGACGCGGTCCTCTTCGGGGGCAAGCTGGCCAGTGTCGGTCATGATCTGGATAAACCTGTCTGCAAGCGCACGAGCTTTCGCCCACTTCTTCTCGGCTTTCGCGCGAGTAGAACCGTTGGGGACGCCAGTGCGTTTGAATTTCTGTGGGTCGATTTTGCGGTCGAGTTTTAGCTGCATGTCCCGCAGCTTCATCTTGATGCGGAAATCTTCGTCTTGCCACGCAGCCTTCGCCGCAAGCGAGAAGACCGAAGCCTTCTCACTCACGTCGTCGGTCATTTGTCTTCCTTACTTGAAGGCGCTCTGGACTGCTGCAGCCGCCTCGGGCGATAGAAAGTCCGAGTAGTGGTCTACAGCCTTGTCGCGTTCCTTCGTGTTCGAGCCAATCTTGTGAAGCTGGCGAACCAGTCCCTTGATGGCGTGCGAGAACTCGGGATACTGCGAGACCAGTGTCTGCTCAGCGTTGATACGCTTCTGTGCAGAGTGCTCAGCCTTAGCGAGATACTTCGGGCTCTTTGCACCGTAAGCCGACGCCTCATGCACGGCATAAGCCTTCGCAGAGATGTCCGCAGGATACAGTTGAGCATCGTCGAGCGGTTCGTACGCGCTGGCCTTCGGTGCCTCTTCAGCCTTGGGGGCCTCAGTCTTCACCTTGCCATTGCTTTTGCTGATTTTCATCGCAGGAGCAGGCGCCGCATTCTCCGCACCCGGTTCGGGCGGGAGACCAGCCTTCAGCTTCTGCTTGAGCATCGAGAGCGCCATCGGGTTGAACTCGGGCGCTGCGGGAGTCGCAGGCGGAGCTTCAGCCGGAGGAGCCTCAGGAGCCGGTAGGCCTGCCTTGAGCTTCTTCTGCAGCATCGCGAGCGCCATCGGACTGATGTCCGGTTTGGCAGGCGGTGCCGGGGGCGGCGGCGCTTCAGGCTGTGGTTCAGGCGGCAAGCCTGCCTTCAGCTTCTGCTTCAGCATCTGCAGTGCCATCGGGTTGAACTCGGGCACTTGAGGGGCCGCAGGGGCCGGGGGCGCGGGTGCACCAGGTAAAGGTGTCGCCAGTTGCTTCTTCAGCATCTGCAGCGCCATCGGATTGAACTGAGGCGCGGCAGGAGGAGGAGCACCCGGAGGAGCAACCTGCGGGCCCGTAGGTCCAGTCGCAGGAGGCCGAGGGCCCCAAGGTGCGTTGGTCGGCTGCGGCAGCGGAGGAGGCTGCTGCGGGACCGGAGGAGGCGTCGCGCCCATGCGTAGCTGTGCGTTGTGATCTGCGAACGTCTTGGCGAAGTTTGCCGCCGGTCGTGATCCACCAGTGATGCTGTCGAGGAGACGTGCACCACCGAGGCCGATACCGAGGCCGCCCATGAGGCCGCCGCCGACTGCACCAGACACGTGAGGCATCCCGAACGCGAGCGCGCCGAGGCCTGCCATCGTGCCGCCAATGTGCCAAGGGTTGAAGACGCCGCGCACGACGTTCTTCATTCCGCCAGTAGCGGAGCCTTGCCAGCCGGTCTTGGGATCGAACGAGCCTTCCTCTTGAGCCTGCTGCCCGGTCTTCAGCGCGCGAGCGAGGAAGTGAGCGTTGGCTCCATCGGGAGCATTGGCCGTTGCGGTCGTCAGGTGCTCCATGTCCTTCGGGGTGATCTGGTCACCACGTCGGACGGAGGCGATTGCGTTCGCCTCTTCGGGAGACAGCGTCTTCTGCTGCGCGACCTTGTCCAAGGCGGCCTTAAGCTCGCCGTGGGTGTCAGCCATGACCTTCTGATGCGCCTGTGCCGCCTCGTGAATGTTCGCGAGGTCTAGGCCAGTGTTCTGCAAGCGCGTGGCATAGTTGGCCGCAGCTTCCGGGTCGGCGTTGTACTTGCCCATGCGGATAGCACGAGCGCCTGCAGCGACGGCTGGGAGCACATGAGGCGAGACGCTTGCTGCGCCTCCGACTGCAGCCTCAGGAAGCTGCGCAGGGTCGAAGGGTTCGTCGGTGCCGATCTTGGTGCCAGCCTGCGTGATAGCGTTCTGCGCTACGCCGCCGCCAGCGCCTACGGCACCGCGAGTGAGCAAGTTGGTCGCCACACGACCGAGGCCATTCAAGCCAGCGCCGACCGCATTCCCGATACCGGGAGCATGCATGATCGAGCCGGGGACGGCTGCAGCGAGCGTGGTGCCGATGCCAATGGCTTTGTCTTCGTCGTTCGGGACTGCGTTCTGGTCACCCGTACGGGCAACTGCGCGGTGCTTGACGTTGTCGCCAGCCGAGGAGAGCGCAAGGGGCGCGAGGCCGCCTACGACCGCACCAACCGGGCTGAGGAGGTCACCTACTGCCGCACCAACCGCTGACGTAGCAGCGAGGGGCGCTTGCTCAGCGACGAGCTTCGGTATCTGGCGCGGGCTCCACTTGAGCGGATTCCACGAGCCGTTGGTGACGTTTGCAGGTTTGTAGTCAGGGTCGACAGGCGCGTCGTTGACGTCGCTGCCGAGAATATTCTTACGTGAGGACTGTACGCCTCGAACCATTTCGTTGTAGCCGTGCCGTGCACCAGACGCTATGTCCGAAATAATGCTAGGTTCTTCGGACACTTCAGGAGCCGCCGTAGTTGGCTTGGTAGCCGTCTTGGCAGAGCCGAAGTGTGAGAGGATTTCACCGGCAGAGTACCCCGCGTCCTTTGCAGCCTTGAATTTCTCAGGTGCCTTGGACGCGAGGTGGCTCACGATTTCGTCGTCAGAATAGCCAGCCGCGCGGGCCTGCGAGATTTGGTCCGCTGTTACGTCGGCCATTCAGTTTTCCTTAGTTGAAGATGCTGTCCAGCGAGGGACGTTTGTCGGTAGGAGCCGCAGCCTTAGGTTCAGCCGAGAACTCTTCCAGCTTCTGGAGACCCTTCGCGCCTTCCGCACTGAGAAGAGGCGGAAGTCGAGCAGCAGCGCGTGCGCCAATCTGCGTCTTACGTTTGTCTTCCAGCGCCCCCATTGCACCGTGCATCAGCGTGTTGAACTGCTTGATCTGTTCACGCTGCTGAGCGGGTGACATGCTGGGAGGAAGGTTCTCTTCCCACTTACGGATTTCCGTGTCGGAGAGATTGTTCTGCTTGAAGACCTTGCCAAGTTCGTCGACCACCGCGTGCGCGGCAGTTCGGAAGCCGGGGACAGCACCGCTACCAGAGACTTCTTCGCTCCACGCATTCTTAACGCGGTTCCAGATAGGCGTGTCGCCATTGCCCAGACCCTTCATTGCACCAATCAACGCTTCACTTTGGTGAGCGATGGTCTGGTTCAACGCACGGGCGCTTTCGGCACCCTTGGTCGCCATGTCCTTCTGTCCCGCAACACGTGCGTCATAGACGGTAGGATCGAGGCCGGGGTCGATCAGCTTAGCAGCGGCAAAGGCGGCCGGATAAGGACTGTTCTTACCAGTCATAGCGTTCTTCGGCAGGACCAACGTGTTGTCGAGAAGGCCCTTCACCATTGCCGCCTGCGACGGCTGCATAGTCGCGTAGTACGCATTCTCTTGCTCAGGCGTGATCTTCGTCGGATCAGCGCCGAGCTTGGAGGTGTCACCCCACGTGGGGACCATCTGCGGAGCCTGCGTTGTGTCCGAATCCTTACCGTAGTTGCCATCGAGCATGCGCGTCTGGCCGTTGGTGTTCGTCTGCAGCACCTGTCCGTTCTGCAACGGATGGCTGGACCACGAACCCTGCTGCTCCTTGGCGATACGCTGAGCGTAGACCTTGGCCATGAGCGACTGTTGCGATTTGGTGTTCGCGTCCGTGTGGTCAGCCGTGATCGCTGAATTGATCGCAGCGGCCTGCGCCGGATTGACGATGCCTGCGATGGATGCGCCGATCTGCGAGATACCTTCTGCGCGTCGGTCCCAAGGGTCCTGAGGCTGAGCAGAGAGAGCGCCGGGGCCCATGGTATTGTCGGGGCTTAGTGCGGGCACGCCCGGTCCTTTCTGTGTGTAGCTGATACCTGGAGCGCCAGTGTCCGCGAGGTCTTGACCGCCGTATATCTGGCGCGCTGAGGCAGCACGTCGACCCGAGGTGTCCGCAGAGATTTCGTACTTGGCGTTGAAGGCACGGGCAGCTTCCTCGGGAGAGGCGGCCGCCTGTATCGCTTTGTAAGCAGCGTTGTGCGTCGTATCGAGTTCGTGACGCATGAAAGCCATCTGGGCTTCCGGCGTCTGATACGTGTCGGGATACATGCGCTTGAGACTGTCGAGGCGGTCTTCGCGCCACTGCGCGGAGCCCCATGCCGTACGGTTGTCGCCTGTCGGGCCCCAAGCCGGGATACCGCTGCCGCTCTCGTTCGCGAGGTTGCCAACGATGCCCGCAGCTTGATGCTTGGCGAGACCCAGACCACCCTCATCGTAAGGGCGCTGGGCGAAGTCCATCCACGCTGAGGTGTTGTCTGCCATGTTAGAAGAGTTTCTTCACGCCAGTTGCGGTGCCGAGCAGACCACCAAGGACGCCAAGAACGCCCGGGTCGCTTTCAGTATGCGACGTACCGGTCGAGTTGCTGCCCCAGTTCTGCGAGCCGATGATGCCCATAAGCTGCTGCAGGCTCGTGTAGGGCGCGGTCTGGCCCTGCTGATACTGTTGAAGCTGGTTGGTCAGGTTGGCCTGCGTTGCGTTCTGCTGGCCCGTGCCGCCACCGTTGCCGATGTTAAGCACGCCACTCTCGTTGGTGACGCCGTTGTTGACGCCAGTGTTTCCGCTGTTGAGCGAATTCACACCGAGGTTGCCCTGCTGGCTGAGCGCCGTCAGGTTGTTGACGTTGTTGTTCTGTGCCTGCTGCTGCGCGAGCGTGAGGCCGTTCTGGAACGCCTGCGACTGCAAGGTGCCCGAGAGGTTGGCCGACTGCTCTGCGAGGCCGCGCTGGACGAGACCGTCCGCGATACCTGCACGTGAGGAGTTGCTGTTGCCACTGCGGGCTGCAGCCATCTCGATCCCGGGCATGGTGACGTCGCGCGCCTGTTCGGTCGCGCCCTGCATCGCCTGCTTAACCTGCGACTGGATGTCCTGACCGGACGCATAGTTCTTGGCGGCGTCGATCAGCGACTGCGGGTTGTTCGAGTTGACAGAGTTGAAGCTCTGCAGGCCCCCGAGCGCACCGGTGATGCCGCTGTTGCCGTTGTTGATCGCGGTCTGGCCTGCGCCGATCTGACCCTGCGCAGTGCCTGCGTTGCCGTTCGAGAAGTCGATGGCCTGCTGGTAGGTGTTCTGCTGGTTCGCGTTAGCGCCTGCAGTGAAGTCGGTCGGAAGCTTGGGAGCGCTGCCGCTCTGCGTCTGAGTGTACGCATTCTGCGCCTGCTGGAAGGCTTGCGTCAGCGCGTCGGCCTGCGGGCCCCAAGGGGACGTCTGCGACGTTTCCGATTTGTCGGTGGAAGGTCCTAGGGACATGGGGTCCTATGAATGTAGAGGGGCCTCACGGCTCCGTTGTTGCATTTGATGTGAAGAAGATACTTCCATCCTGTCCGAGTGACGAACCTGTGCCACTTCTCGTCGTCATGCTCAGGGCAAGCGAAGAGGGGTGCAGTGGTGTGCCTTCTAAAGGTTCGCCATTCGCACAGGAGCTTCTTGAACACCGAGGGTGTGAAGCGGGAGAACGTCAGGTGCGCGAGAAGAAACTGCGCACCATCAGGTCGTCTGTACTCGTCAAGGACGAAAGAGTAGTCGGGGGTCTCATGTGCTGTAGACCGCCCGACAAACTCAAAGTCGTTCATGTGATTCCATGCGCCGTCAGGAGAGCTTTAAGCGTCTCGATTTCCCTGACGATGGTTTTGATGCTCTGAGAGATGGCCGCCAATTCCTGTTGCAGGAAGAGAGCGTCACCGCCCAACGTGGGCATCGGTCGCGGAACGTAAGTGACGGTGTTTGCCATCAGCGGTGTCCTGTCGTCATCAGATCAAGGTCGAAGCCTGTGATCGAGAAGTCGCGGTAGTCATTCCACTGGATTTTGATTGCCAGCCATCGACCAGCAGCATTCACGTCTATCTTGTAGAACTGCTGGCCGTCGTAGGGTTGCCAGTCTCCGTAGGTCGCATCGGTGCTGTTCGTGTCGTCAGAAGTGCCAACGGCGATCTGCAGCATGTTGCCACCTCCTGTGTTCACACGCGCCTGCGGATAGACGGTGCGGAGGAGCTTGTAGGCTTTCAGGTCGACACCGAGTTCGTCGAGGTCGATGCCTGTGCGCTCAAGATACGCGGGAGCCGTGGCGTTAGCGTCGACTGGATACGGAGCGACAGAGCCTGCACCATAAACGTCGAACGCATACAGCGTCGGCTGGAGGCCATACGCAGCGTCGCCTTCGCCTACAGCAACGGTGATCCGCTTACCGCCGTCCTCTTGATCCTGATACGAGCCGCCCATGTCTTCATAGGAGGATGTAACAGTGTCGTAGGTCAGCAGGTTGGAGACAGGACCATCGTCGAACGAGAAGATGGACGGCATGTCGTCGAAGGTCCAGGTCTTGTCGGTCATGTTGTAGGTCGCGGAGCGATTGCAGCCGTTGACGCCCTTGAATTTCACAAGAGGGTCGCCGGACACATAGCCGAACATGATTTCGTTAAGACGTGGATTGAACTGAACCCAGCACTTCTCGGCCTGCGAGATGTTGAGCGAGCCGTAGATGAAGTCGCGAACCTGTTGGTCGCACAGGCTCTGCTCAGAGATGCCGTCGTGGACCCAGATGTCGTCGATGCCGAAGCAATAGTTCTTGCCGTCAAGCTCGATGGAGCAGTTGGTGTTCAGCACACCCTTTGCGTACGAGAGCTTCGTGTACGAATAGACGAACGTCGAGCCATCTGCGTGCATGCGCCAAGCTTCACGCTGACCATAGATGATCAGGTCGCTGCCTAGCTGACAGGCGTCAGTGATGCCACCGTCCATTGCCTGCAGGATGTTCTCTGTGGCGAGCGTGTTCGGGAGCGTGACGTCCCATGACGCCGGGTAGTTGCCGTCAGTCACGATGGACGAGGTCTTCACCATTGTCGGGAAGGTCGACGCACCTTTTTGAACGTTGAGGGCGACAACAGCGCCTGCGCACTGCGCGATGATGCGTGCGGACCACGTCGGGTCCCAAGCGTCCGTAGAAGCCGCGTAGGTCGCCGTGCTGAGGTCTTTGAACTGGCTGTCGGTCGGCAGCAGATACCACGGCGGCCGATCTGCGCGATTGACGTAGACCAAGTTGCCGATGGTGTATGAGGTCCAATTAGCCTCTACCGCACTGGGAGTGTATCCAACCGGTGAGTAGTCTTCCTCGACGCCGTTCGAGTAGTAGTAGACGCGGCCTGACTTGTAGCCCAAGAACAAATCGTTGTTGCTCTGGGACCGGCCTGCAGTGAATGCGTAGCGAGGATTGGCTTCAGCGAGAGGCTGCTTCACGGCACGGAAGACCGGAGCAGAGGAAATCTTGTTGTTCCTGAACCTGACGTTCACGCCAGTAGAGAAGCTGCCTACAGGAAGGCTATAGGGGTCTACGTCGGTGACGATGCCTGTCTTGGCAACGTCCCGAAGTCGCACGATAGGCATAGGGGTCCTTGGGAAGACCCGCGCATGACTAGCCGCCCCACCTTCACGAGGCAGGGATATGCGGATCAGAGGCGCGGGCCGGGGATTAGGTTTTGATGCAGAACACGAAGGACAGCGCCTCAGGGCGCGTCTCGGTCGTGCCGGTGTTCGCGGGGGTGCTCACGGTCACGGTGTGATTGTGCGTAGCGGATCGGCTACCCGTGTTTCCGCTGAAGCTGTGCTGATGTCGCGTTGAAGCGCCACCAGTCTGCGTAGAGTTGGCGCCGTATTGGAACGCAAACGAACCACCACCCGTCGATGACGGAATGTTGGCAATGTAGGTGGTGTGCGTGTGATCCGGGAAGTCGGTGCCGGTATTTCCTGAGAACGCGTGCGTGTGATCCTGCGTCTCCGCAGCGGTCGTCGGCGTCACGTCGGGATGCGTATGAGGGCCTACGGTGTTAGCTTGTGCCGTGCCTGCAGCGACCGTAGCGGTGCGCGAGCGCGGGAAGCGTCCGGTGGTCTTGGCGTCAGGCAGCGTGAACGTCGTGCCCGCTTGGCCGAGGTGAGCAGCCAGTGCCGGGAAGGAAGCGTTCGGCCACGTCGAGCCATCAAGCTCCAAGTATTCATGACCAGTGCCTACAGCGCCCTTGCCGAGGCCAGTAGGCTCCACAAGAAACATATGCAATCCACCGAGCGGAGCAGCGCCTTTGAGCGTGCCACCGACAAAGCGTATAACACCAGCCGCCTCTCGGAAGAACCCAAGGGTGGGCTCCTGAGCGAAGGTAAACGCAGGTGCAGCCGATGTGCCGCTTGTGCGGCTTTGGTGACCACCGGCCGCCGTGGTGATGGGACCATCGGCACCGGGAAGTGTGTTCTTCACCGCCGCCTTGATCAACCGCATATGGTCGTCAGCATTGTTCATGCCGTCCGAGGACGAGGGGTTGGTTGACACCAAGTCGTCAGTGTACGTTGCAGTCTCTAAGGGCAAGAGAGGCTCCTAATGTACCCTTAGGTACTATCTTGTGGTTATAATAAATAGTTCCCTATAGGGTTCTATAGTTCCCCTAAGGGGTATTGGGAGCATCTAGGCTCTCCATTCTATACCCCCTGATGCTCACCTGATAAGTCATTGATATCATTCAATAAGAGCTTGTAGAGAGCCTCCTAGAGGTACCTAGGTATAGCGAGGCTCGATCCTGATGGAACCGAGGTCAAGCGAGGCGCGATGGGGCCCAATGGAACCGAGGTCCCCCGATGGAACCGATGGTCCTTGACCTGGAGATGGAACCGATGGGACCCAAGGGAACTTGGGGGCCCCAAGGTCGAGCAGTGCAGCCGTAAGCTCGGCGGAGGCGGCGGCCCTTTAGTCCCAAGTTTTCAAATTCGCGCCACGATTTCGCCCAAAAAGGGGCCCGGTCGACCAAAGGGGACCCGTTGAAACCCAATGCCCCCATGCGATCAACCCATGCATGGGTGTAAGTGATTGATATTGCTATGTGCTCAACGGTCTATGCATCCGTTGACCCTAGGTCGCCTAGGTAGCGTGGGGACGCACGGGCAACCTAGGTTGTGGGGTAGGCCGGTCGGTTGCCCGATGTTGCCTTGTGTGTCCAAGGGTGCGGCCTACCATATCTAGGCCTATCAGACTTCGGGGCTTATCGGCCTGTTATAGGCCAAACTCCACTCAATCGACCTATGGCCCCCAATGGCCCCCAATGGCCTCCCATGCGTTCCCGCACGCCTAGGTGACCCAATGTGCCCTCATGCCCGACCCTGCGTCCCCGGGCTTCCTAAGGCTTCCTAGGGGCACATCGGTCGACCAAGCGAGCTATGCAAACCTGGATATCAGCCATGCATTCTTGTGTGTTGCGGGAACATGTGGCGAGGGCGGATAAAGCTTCCAACGGCGCAGATGTTGCGCCTAGGCACCAAAGGGAAACCGACCATGATCCGCATGCATGCATCTTCCAAGTCTATCGTTCGCAACGGCGCTATCGCCTACCTGCCCATGATCACCTTGCGCGCCGACAAAGGCCGCATGGTGGGCTGCAAGGTGCCTCAGGGTGCCGCGCAAGAATTCCGCACGTTCACGACGTCGGAAGCTGCAAAGGAAGCCGCACGCGCCATTGCGCTTCGCTGTGCTGCCGACTTCCCCATGATCTTGATCGCCGCCTAACGCCTTCGCTTTGTCCTAATAGCTTCCAACTGTCAAAAGGCTTCCACGCTATGGCTATCAATCAAGTTAATGGTTTCATCTTCTATCGTGGCCCGTCGATGCTTGACGGTGCACCAATCATCGCAATCGCTACGGGGACGGCCAAGGGTTCGCGTAACTCTAAGACGGGCAGTGAAGTGCAAACTTGGATTTTGCGCGATGACATGTCGCCCGTCGACGCTGTGAAGTCTGGCAATGATCGCAGCATTTGCGGAACGTGCATCCATCGTGGCCCGAACAATGATGGTTCGGAACGGTCGTGCTACGTCACCGTGTTTCAAGCTCCTCTTGTCGTGTGGAAGTCGGCGCAACGGGGCCTGTACCCTACGCTTAATGAGCACGCGGCGGGCCTCGCGTTGTCGGGCAAGATTGTGCGCCTTGGCTCCTATGGTGACCCTGCGGCCGTCCCCGCTCATGTGTGGCGTGCCCTTGTCGCGTTCACTGAGGGTCACACGGGCTACACTCATCAATGGCGCACCAATGACGATTTGCGCGACCTTTGCATGGCGTCATGCGATACGGCTTTCGAGCAAGAGTTAGCTAAGGCGCAAGGGTGGCGTACGTTCCGTGTGATGCGCGCGGGTGATCGTATGCAGCCGCGTGAAATCGTTTGCCCGGCTTCTAAAGAGGCGGGCGCTAAGACAACGTGCGCCGCGTGCAAGGCATGTGGGGGCAATGGTGCAAAGGCTAAGGTCGACATTGCAATCGTTGCGCACGGCGCTGCAGGCAAGGTCAATGCATTCAACGCGAGGGCTGCAGCATGACCGGGGACACATGGCACGCGGCTATCCTGATCACCCTATGGCTCGCAGGGATGGCCTATGGCGCGGGTGTAATCGCGAGGTTGCTCGCATGATCACAGAACGCCTTTGCCACTTGGCGATGCTCCTAATCGTCGCGTTGTTGCTTCTACTGATTTCGCTATTCGTGCATTGAGCACGGCACATTCGAGACCTTACGGCACGCGGCGCAAGCCTACGTGCCTTGAGGCATTACTAGGAACCGAAAGGGAATTCACATGGCCACATTCGAGCACAAGCTAGGTAAGACGCGCGCGGGCGAGGGGACGCGCATTTGGCTAGAGGGCAAGCGCCTAATCGATCATGGTTTCGTGCACGGGGCGCACGTCATGCGGACATGGTCCGAAGGTCGCTTGCATCTTGCCGTTACCAGTGAAGGCGAATGGCAAACGTTGCCCCGTAGCGAGCGCACAACGGTGGCAGGTAGCGTTGAGCGTCCCATCATTGACATAACCGGCATTGCCGTGCGCGAGGCGTTCCCGACCGGCAAGGTGACCGCTACTTGGTACACGGACGGCCGATGCATCATCAAGGGGGTTTAGATTATGCCGAAATACGAATGCTTTGCCCCGGGGCACCCGTTCCCCGTCGAAACCGTGGAAGCCGAAACGGCATGGGACGCGCGCAAGGCCTACGCGGCCAAGCATGCCCTAGGCGGAACGCTAGGCGTCATTGCGCGCCGTGCGGACCTTGTCGACGAAACGTGGAAGCGTATCGCGGATAAGCATCGCGACTAATCACGCAATCAATCGAGACCTTACGGCGCGCGGTGAAAGCCTACGCGCCTTAAGGCATTGGGGAACATGAAAGGACGTCTATGACTACCGTTGCTGAATTCGCTTTAGAAGCTCAACGCGCGGGCTTTCGCATTGAGGAAGATGAGGAAGGCTTGCTCTGGATTATCACGCCAGCGAGGCCCCGTAGGCCCTCGCAGCGCCTAGGCTCTTATACTAACTCCGACCGGGCTTGGATGGCTGCAGCGTGCACGGCACGGCAATTCACGACATAGGGCATATGCCGCAGTAAAAATACGGAAATGTCTAATCGTCGGGGCGGGTGTGGCGAAAACGCACTTGTCCAAAGATTCGCCATAGTGCTTATCAGCAACACAATTCCGGCGCACACGCGGCACTCTGCCAGTCAAGGCCTCGGGGAAAGCATCATTAAGAGCAATGCGACCGATCATCACCATTGACGCAACCGGCCATCTCTTCTCGACCATTATTGAAAATGAAGAGACTCCGGTGATTGCAGTGGGCACTCGCTTTACGTTTGAGAAGCCTTACGAAACGCCTTGGGGCGAGGTGCCTGCGGGCATTGTCGCGACTGTCACAGAGAACAACGACGCAACGGGTGAGCTTGACCTGGAGGTGGCCGAGAAGGTACCAGCGCTGTTCATGTGGCAGGGGATGTTAATCCTACTGCCCTTTATGTCCGAAGACTTAAGTGCTTGCCTAACCCTACTCGCTTGACAATCGACTTCCCCGGGAGCATTTAGTTCCCGGGGTTTCACCAGAGGAACATTAGATGCCAGTCGCACACGCCTCTTTCAAGCCAACACTTTCAGAAGAAGAACGCTCAGCCGCCCGCGCGCTGCGGATGGCCCTTGAACCATTTTATGCCATGCGTCCCAACGTGCCCCTTAGCTACCTGCGCACGTTCCTGCTGATTGCCGAGGAAGAAGGTCTCGGCGTCAATGACTACGCTGGCATTGGGGACATTGCCCCCAGTGTCATGACGCGCAACATTCTCGACATCGGCACGCTCAACCGACACAAGGAAGAAGGCTTGGCGCTGGTCGCCAATGACCGCGACCCGTACGACCTTCGCAAGCACAACGTTCGCGTGACGCCTAAGGGCCGTGCGCTCGTGCGTCAGTGGGTCACCGTGCTCCGCTCTTACTGTAAGGGATGATAGCCAATGGCATTTGCAGAACGCGATAGCCGCACGAAGAAGCATACAGGCCGATGGGCTGTAGACTTTTGGTGGCGGCCCAAAGGTGAACCTGAGAAGCGTATGCGCCGTGCGTTCGACAGCAAGGCCGAGGCCGAGGCTGCAGAGACTTACGCGCGCAGCACTGGCCAGTGGCCTAGCGCGACCGAGGAGGAGGCTGGAGGCCCGACCTTCCGTATGGCGGCCGAGGACATGCGCAAGCATCACGACGTCTGGCAACGCGGCCGGGACACCTCGGGGCAAGCACGGCTCGACTGGATCATTGAGCAGATCGGTGACCTCCAGGTAAGGAAGGTTTCGACCGAGGACCTAGATGGCCTCGTGCGCGCCCTGCGTAAGCGCAAGGTGGTGTCACGTCGCAACGATACCGGCAAGCTCAAGGGCCGCACCATTAACGGCTATCTGACCATGGCCAGCGCCGTGCTGACATGGGCGGCCGACCGGCCGAAGGTTTATGGTGCCTTCCGCGTCCCCAATCTGCCGTGGCAGGACACGATCAAGACCCGCATCCACTTCCTCACAATGGCTCAGCAGGAGGCTTTGGTCTCCTACTACCTTGAGAAGGGTTGGAAGGAAGAGGCCTTATTGGTGCGCGTCTTTGCGTCGTCGGGCATGCGTTGGAGTGAGGCGGCCGGGCTCGAACCCCACATGGTCACCGTGGGCAACCGGAACGGCTGGATCAAGCTCGATGCCACCAAGACAGATAATCCCCGGGACATCCCTATCTCCGTCGAAACCGCGCGCGACCTCAAGGCCTTGTTGGCCTCAGGTTATGCCCTGAATTACAGCCGCACGCGCACTAGGTTCGACGTCGCAAGGGATTTGCTTGGGTTGCCGCCCGCTCTCACCATGTACGGCATGCGTCACGCGGCGGCGACCTATCTGACGAAGGGCGGCGTCCAACCGGCAAAAATCCAATCATTCATGGGACATAGCAGCTACGCGACCACGCAGCAGTATGTCCACGTCGAGCCGGATGACCTCGTCGAGGCCGTAAATATTCTCACCCCAACACATGGGGGCGAGGGCCAAAACGGCTTGACGGGTCCGAAAAATACGTAGAGAAAACAACGGGGCCACGTGGCGGAGTGGTTACGCGCCGGTCTGCAAATCCTCTGTAAAGAAGCTTCCCCTTGTAAACGTAATTTTCGTACCTATAACAGCAACCGAGGCTCGCTACGGCGGGCCTTTTTGCACCCCTAATTGGTGCGTGCTGTCAAAAGACTTCCCACAAGATACTTCTGCTGCCCTGTCAATGAGTTAGCCGCTAAGCCTCAGGGGGTTTAGACAAGACAAAAGGAACTGTTCCCCGATGAACGCAATTCCGTCCACCATTGAATTCGATCTAGCCGTTAAAAAGATCAACAACCAAGACACTAGAGCTAGGACCAACGAAGGCTTCAGCAGCACCCTAGGTGCACGTAAGCTCACCGCACGCAGCCTTAGCGCCGTGACCGAGGGCGTGGTGTCTGCTTTGAATAACAGCAACAAGCTCCGCACCGACAGCATGGAGTTCAAGCTGCAGCGTGTCCTTAGGGGACTGGATGTCGAGGTGATCGCCTTGGCGTGCCTGATGCCTGCGCTCAACAGCGTGGCCCTTGAGCACACCCACCGGGACGCTGCACTGGCCATTGGGGGTTCCTTGTGGACCGAAGCCTACATGAGGAAACTGCTGGTCACCGACAAGAAGGCCGCAGGGTCCCTTACGAAGGCCGCTGGTGAGCGTTTCGCCAGCGTGAAGCTTCGGCAGGCCAAGGTGATTAAGGACGCTGAGAAGCGCCTAGGCTTCACCATGGAGGAATGGACGCGCCCTATGCGACTGCATGCTGGCCAGTGGGGCATCAACATTCTGCTGCAGGCTCTCCCGCACGTGTTCGAGCTTCGCGAGATTCCGAACGATGCCGAGAAGGCGTGGAGCGTCACCGACGAAGCGGCGACCATGATGGACGACGTCGTCAATGATGCCGTGCTCAAGTCTCCTGTCTATCAGCCGCGCACTGTGAAGCCGAACGATTGGACAGGCTTCTATTCGAAGATTGCCGAAGACAGGCGCTTCGCGAGCGTTGCGGTCCCCTTGGTCCGTACGCTGCACAAAGAGACCGTCGCTGCGATCAAGCACGCCATTAAGACGGGCCAGATGGATGGCGTCATGCGTGCAGTCAACAACCTGCAGAGCGTGCCTTACAAGATCAACGGTTGGCTGTTGGGCATCCTGCAGGAATGCGACCACCTCGGCATCGAGGTTAAGGGCGTGCCCCCGCAGAAGCCTAAGAAGGTCACCCCGCGCTCGTCTGACGAAGTGTGGGCCGCAATGACCAAGGCAGAGCAGGGCCGCCGTGCGGCTCAGATCAAGATTGAGAAGAAGCGTAACCGCATCGACAAGGCGGCTCGCTTCAAGTTCAACATCGACCTGAGCGTTGCGCGTCGCATGCAGATCGTTGACCAGTTCTTTACCCCGATGAACCTCGACTGGCGCGGTCGCGTTTATTACCTCACGCAATTCAACTTCCAACGTGAGGACTATGTGCGCGGCATGTTCCTGTTCGCCAACGGCAAGCCTGTGGGTGAGCGGGGCATCTATCACCTGAAGCTTCAAGTCGCCAATACCTGGAGCGGTGAGCAGAAGCTCGACAAGCAACCGATGCCCGTGCGCGTGAAGTGGTGCGACGACAACATCGACCTGTTGCGGGACTTCGTTGCGCGTCCGCTCCACAACACCGACTGGACGAAGGCCGACAAGCCCTTCGCCTTCCTCGCTGCCGCACGGGAGCTTGTGAACGCATGGGACAATCCGTCGTACGTCTGCCACCTCCCGGTAGCCTTCGACGGTAGCTGTAATGGCTTGCAGCACCTTTGCGCCATGACCCGCGCGTCCGAGGGCAAGTTCGTCAACCTGACGGACAACAAGACGCCTGAGGATATCTATCAGTTGGTCGCTGACGCGGCGCTCAAGAGCATCGAGGCCGACAAACACAGCGACACCCTGTATTACGCTCAGGGTCCCGCTGACGCTCCCCGCAAGGCTAACGCTACGCTGGGTGACCTCGCGCAACTCGCCATCGAGTATGGTGTGAACCGCAAGCTCGTGAAGCGTAACGTGATGACCTTCGCCTATTCGAGTAAGGAAAATGGGATGAAGGATCAACACGTCGAGGACACCATCGACGCTGAGAGCCTCAAGGGCAACTATCCGTTCGGCACCACCTTTGCCGAACAGCAGTTGGCCGCGTCGTATCTCGCCAAGCGTACGATGGCTGCAATCAAGAGCGTTGTCACCAAGCCTGCAGAAGCCATGGCGTTCATGCAGAAGCTGGCTCAAGTGCTCGCCCACGAAGGCAAGGCGCTTACTTGGAAGACCCCCATGGGTCTCCCTTGGATCAACCGCTACCATGCGTCCAACGTGCGGGTCATCAGGCTCTCTTGCTACAGCAAAGGCGTTCGTATCCCCGTCGACACCATGCTCTCAGACGGCTTCGATACGGCTATCGCGAAGCGTGAGGTCTCCAATGGCGTGGCCCCAAACTTCGTTCACGCCCTCGACGGTTGTCATTTGCAGGCCTCTGTGAATGCTGCTGTCGACCGTGGCATCGTCGACTTCGCTACCGTCCACGACAGCTACGGTTGCCTCCCGGCCGACGCTGACCTGTTCAATGAGGTGATCCGAGAGGAGTTCCTTCGCATCTACGTCGAGCGTGACGTGCTGCAGGAGCTTCTGGACGACGCCATCAGCCAACTCTCGGAAGCTGGCCGCGCCAAACTGGACAAAGAGCTTGAGAAGGCTCCCAAGCCAGTCCCGGGCGACCTGCCTTTGGAACAGATCATCAGCGCCGTCTACGCCTTCGCGTGACCAGATAGCTTCCCCCTGTCAACAGACTGCGGGGAAGCACTATATTCCACAAAATCAACTACTTAGCCCCCGAGCCTCAGGGGGTTTAGCCAAGACGCCATCCCGGCAAGGCCCAGTCACCCCGGAGATTTCCCATGGAATACCAGACCAAGCATTCCTCTGCCTCCCGCAACTTCCGCAATGACGTGCTTCGCGGCGTCGAGCCCGCCATTCTCGACCGCGCAACACTGGAGGCACGTGGGATCGACACCGAGGCGCTGGAGCAGCGCATCCGCCAGAGCAAGGAGCTTCGCTACTCATGATCCGAAAGCGTCTCTACGACCGGCTGTGCAACGTCTCGCACACTCCGGCTTTCCATGCGTCTCACGGAGTGGCGCACTGCGCTTACTTCGTGGCCGTGATGGCTGAAGGGCATGGCCTGTATGCCGTCGTCGGCGGGGTCATGGTCGTCTACTCCCTGATCACTGTGCTGACCACGGAGGAGCCTGATGGGCATTCGTGACACCAACCTTGAGCCTTACATCGTCGTGCCATCCATTCGGTCCCCAAGTGGGGCCGATGTCATTTGTAGGTCGCACATCGTTAGCGAGGACATCAAACCTCGCGAAGCCTTTGCGCTCGCCGCAGCACTCAACGAAGAATTCCAGAAGAGGATGGCCCTATGACCAGCACCTACATCAGCTACCTGACGATCAACAACACGGCTGACTGGCACGCGACCATGGCCATGAAGGCTTACCGCAAGAAGCAATGGGATGCCTATCGGCGTCACATCGCGATTGCTGACGAGCTTCGCGCCTAACAGTTTCTAAGCGTCCGCTCTAACGGACGTAAGGCCCACAGGGAAACCTGCGGGAGCGGAATGAGTGCGCCTGCTGCAAAGGGTCAGGCGCGTCGCCAAGCGTGCGTTTTAGAGAACGAGACGTGGAAGGCGCACTAGAACGAGGCGTCCAGCAGCTACGCCTACATTCCGTATTTTTTCCATTCAGAACCAGTCACAGGAGCTACCAATGCACACGTTGTATCACGGCACTTCATCCATCAACCTCGACTGCATCAAGTCTGTCGGCCTCGAACCCGGCCACGCCAAGGGTGGCGACCAGTGGGCCAATGAGCACCACATGACCGTCGGGAAGCAATCGGTGAAGCGTGGGCCTCAGGTGTTCGTCGCTATCAGCCAAGAGCAGGCCGAGGACTTCGCGAACATCGCAGTCGAGGAGATGGGCGGTGAGCCTGTCATCATCGTTCTGCACGTGCCTGAGCCTGTCTTCAGGACGTTCAAGGAAGACGAACTGTTCTCCCGGGGCCTCGGAGCCACACCGTCCGCATGGCGTGCTCCGCGCATCCCTGTCGACTGCATTGGTGAAGTGCTGCCCGCCAAGAAGCATGAGCCGTTCGGCGGCGCATACCTGAGCGACACGGGCAGCCTTCTGTCCCTGCTGCGCACTGCACTTCTCTCCCACTAACCAGTCACCCCTCAATCCACACGGAGATACTTCCATGACCACCAAGACCGACTTCACCCCGTCCGGTATCAAGCTTGAAGGCCCGTATGAGAACGACCGCAACGGGGAGAACGCCGACCTCTACAAGGCGATCATCCGCGAAGCCTATGGCGTCACCGACGTCATCTGCGGTCACCACCTCGTCTATCAGGTGGAGGACAAGAGGGCTGACGGGTTCACTTACACGTTCGTCGAGGAAGTGCCCAGCGCTGACACGCTGATCTTCGACACCGATGTCGCCCAGAAGCTCTGGGGCGACAAGTGGAAGAGTGTGCTCACCATCCTCGCTGTCACTCCCATCGCTGAGCGTGACGCCTTGCTGCACGACTTCTACTACGGTCGCACGCACGAGGTCGAAGCGTGAGCATCTGGCTCGACGAGAACGAGCGCAACACGCGCAACAAAGACCTGTTCACCGCGATCATCAAGGAAGTCTACGGTGCCGAGCAAGTCGGCATCGGACACCACTTGATGTTCTCGATGGGCGATACGGCTGACGAGCAGCCCAGCGTCGACACGCTGATCTTCGACCACAACGTGGCCCGCACTATCTGGGGGCCATACTTCCGCGAGCAGCTAATGGCCCTCGCGTGCGAACCCGCTGAAACCCGCGACGAGTTACTCGCTCGCCTATACAACAATCGGAGCAAGACATGCTGAAGAAAGCTTTTGATGCGCTGAAGATTGGCGACCGCGTTGCTGTGACAGGCACGCAGGACGAAGCGAAGTTCGAGTTCGAGGTAGGCACCATCGTGCCCTCCGCGCATGCCGATCCCACTTGCCGTCGCATCCGCTTCGACGCTTGGTCTGAGGGTCACGGCAAGGATTCGCGGGAGTGGTGCTTCTACGACACCGAGCGCAAGAAGCTCGCCATCACCGTGGTTACCCCTGCGGAGGCAGTGAAACCCGAGCCGAAGCCTAAGAAGCGTCCCCATGGCGCTCAGGAATACAAGGGCAACGGCAAGCACAAGTGGGAGACGGTGACCGGCGAGACCATGCGCCTCCGCGTACCTGGAGGTTGGCTCTACGGCGAGTACAGCCGCCGCATCGACCGCGTCGTCAACTCCACATTCGTCCCGGTCCCTCAGGCCGTGGGCTACGCGGTCTGATGAAGCCTGAGTGGATGCTGATCAACTGGTCTCGTGGCTCCGTAGCGGGCTGCGGGACCGAAGAAGAATGCCGTGAGCAGTTGGCGAAGGTTCTTCGCAACAACGACAACACACAGAGCGCTTTCATTCTCGCTGAGGTGAAGGTGCTCTCGGAAATGAAGAGGATCGAGAGTTGAAGAACAACGTCACCATCCGCATGGGCGCGTCCCTCTGGACCGTCACCGTCAAGGGCGCAAATGGCAAGCCGGTCTCGTTCGACCTGTACGCCATGGACAAAGACCAGCGCCGCAACTTCCACCGCGAGTTCATGAAGGCGTATCGCAATGCGTAGCGATTACGAGAGCGTTACCTACGTGCCCCCGGAGCCTCCCCCGGAGGAACGTATCGCCAAGATGCTCAAGGACGACCTTGGCGTCACCGTCAACGCGCAGGCTCTCCGCATGTTCATTCGGACCCGTTGGGCCCGGCTGAGCAAGGCTGCGCACGAGGTCCACGATGCCTGATCCGCTGAAGTTCTTCGGCGCGATTGGTCTAGGCATCGCAGCCTTCATCGCCCTCGTGATTTGGTTCGGCAACAGCTTGGATGAAAGCCGGTGCCGCAACACTGCAGAGGCCATGGGCGTGGAGTATCGCTACTCCATCAACACGCCATGCATGGTGAAGGCCAACGGACAGTTCGTGCCACTAAGCGCCTTCAAGGTTCTGCAGTGATCGTTGCCGTTCTCGCTGACCACATCCTCGACGCTGTCGGGGTTGTCTACATCATCAATCTGACCATCAAGATTGCTCGCGGATATCCCGTGAGCCGATGGTTCTTCTGAACAGGGACTGACCCATGAGCTTTTTCAAGAACATCGTTGCCTCGGCCACCAAGACCTTCAACAGCTACACTGGCGACACCGCCTTCCTGAAGGGCGTGGCCTCGGCCGCCGCGAACGTCACCGCTGCTGATGGCAGCATCGACGACAACGAAATCGACAGCGCCATTTCCGGCATGCAGGGCAACCCGCTCGTCTCCGCGTCCTACAATTCGTCGCAGATCGAGGAGGCGCTCACCGCCGCCCTGTCGCGTGCGAAGTCCCGTGCGGGCCGCATGGAGAACAAGCGCAACATCGAAGCGCTGATGACCCGCGACGTTGCGGTTCGTCAGGACGTCTTCCTGATCGCGGCCGACGTTGCCGATCAGGGCGGCATCGGCTCCGAGGAACAGGTCGTGCTGAACGACATCGCCAAGCTCCTCAACGTAGACGGCGCGAAGCTCCTCGGTTGAGCGTCGCACAACTGGTGGCATCCTCGGCGTTCTTCGTCGGGGTGCCACTGCTGATCTACATCCTTCGCACCCTCTGAACTGGAGCTTCCTTGGAAACCTTCTTCGTCTCACTTCTCGGCATCGTCTGGATTGACCTCCTGCTGTCGGGCGACAACGCCGTGGTCATCGCGCTCGTCAGCAACCGCCTGCCTCCCGAGCAACAGAAGTGGGGCATCATTGGTGGCACCGCTGCAGCCGTCCTGCTGCGCGTCGTCATGTCATTCTTCGCCGTCTTCCTCCTCGGCGTCCCGGGACTGTCCATCCTAGGGGGCCTGTTCCTCCTCAAGGTGGCCTACGGGCTCCTTGTGGACGAGGCCAACGATGAGAACGGAGACGTCGTGGGGCGTATCACGCTCTCGGTGGCCGTCTGCACCATCGCTGTGGCTGACGCTTCCATGAGCCTCGACAACGTCCTTGCTGTGGCCGCTCTGGCCCATGGCTCCGTGGTCCTCATGGCGACCGGCGTCCTCCTCTCTATCCCGCTGGTCATCGCAGGCGCTGCGCTGATCTCCAAGACCGTCGAGCGCTTCCCGATCATGGTCTGGGCAGGCGCTGCGGTTCTCGGCTGGGTCGCTGGTGGCATCATCGCTGCTGATCCGTGGTCGGCTCCGTACCTTGAGCACACGGGCGCCTCGGCTACCGGCGCTGCACTGGTTCTCCTCGTGGGCCTCTGGGCTCGCTTCAAAAACAAGGCTGCATAAAATGACGAATGACGGCACTTCGATTGGACTTCTTGGCGTGGCTGCGTGGTTGGTCGGTGTCGTCTTCGTTGGCGCAGGCCAGTTGGGCACCTTCGATCCGCCTCCCGTAAAGGCGAGAGTTGAGACCACCGGCCCGCGATGCACCTCTGAATATCCCCGGGGATTGAACCCGAGGGCCCTCGTGAGGGTCACCAAGAAACTCAAAACCTGCACAGGCGGTGACCTTCAATCATCGTGGCGGGACTGCGTGTCTCGCTTCAACGTCTAGGCGCTCGACGACTAACGTCAGTGCCGCACTGAGTATTGCAACAAATCTAATATGGCTAAGACTACCGTTATCCTCCCCAAAGGCACCGCTGTCTTCCCGAAGCTGAATGAGATTGACGTCTATCAGCCTCTGACCCCGTCCGGTAAGAAGAATGGCCCTGAGAAGCGCCGCTACATCACCGGCGTGAAGTTCAGCGACGAAGACCATCGCAAGGTCGACGCTTACCTGAAGAAGCAGTTGAAGGCGAACAACCTTCCGGCAAACGCCAAGCTGCCGTGGAAGCAGGACAAGAAGGACGGCTCGTTCTCTCTCCAGATGACCTCTGGCGAAGACTATCCGCCTCCGTTCGTCGATGCTGCGGGCAACGAAGTCCCGCGCAACAAGGTGAAGATTGGCGGGGGCTCGATCATCAAGCCGGACGTCACCGTCAACGCCTACGATGGCTTTGGTGGAGGCATCAACCTCTACATCAATCAGGTCCAGATCATCGAACTCAAGACCCGCGTCTTGAACAAGTTCGAAGCCGAGGCGGGTGGTTACACCTACAACGGCGGCGATGCGGATGAAGACCGGTCGGAAGACCTCGACGACGCTGAGCCCGAGGCCCCCGAGGCCCCGGACAGCAACACGGACGACGACATTCCGTTCTGATAATGTCGAAGCCCGCACTCACCATCGAGCCTGAGTTTCGCTCAGGTCTCGAACGGGATGTCGCGGCCAAGCTCACTGCGGCCGGTGTACCTTTTGGTTTCGAAAGCCAACACATCAAGTACATCGTGCCGCAGCGTGAGGCCAAGTATCTCCCCGACTTCTCTTTCAACGGCGACGAGTATCCGAAGGATTGTCCGATCATCCTAGAGCCCAAGGGGCGCTTTGGTGGTGCGATCAATCCGAAGCTTCGCGTGTCTGTCAAAGACGCTGCAGTGAAAGAGCGACAGAAGTTCATCCTGCTCAAGGAACAGCATCCTGAGTTGGACATCCGCTTCATCTTCTCCCGAGCAAAGACGCCAATCTACAAGGGCTCTCCTACTTCCTACGGGAAATGGGCGACAGACCACGGCTTCAAGTGGTGCGAGAAGACCCCGCCGGATGAATGGATCGAAGAAATCAAAGCGTATCTGAAACCCAAAAAGAGAAAGTGACCTCATGTCTGAGACCCTGACCCTCGGCACTCCTAACCTTGCAAACGACCTCTCGCTGGCACCGCAGTGCCGGAAGATTTTGGCGCACCTTGAGAGCAAGAACGACAAGGGCGATTACCGCACGATCACCAACATGGAAAGCATGGGTGTCTATCACGTGCAGCGGCTCTCGGACGTGATCTTCAAGCTCCGCAACGCGGGTTATGCCATCAAGATGACGATGAAGACCGATGGCGTCGGTGGCCAGTACGCCTCCTATCAGTTGGTCCGCTGATGACCAGCACCCGCAAGATTGCCATCGTCGGCCTTTTGATCCTCCCTGTGGCCGCCTTGGTCTCAGGGGGATTAGAGGCTGCACTGTGGACCGCAGGCGTCTCGTGTCTAACCTACGGCTTCGGCAGCGGCCTCGTCGAAATCTGATGGACGTCGCATTCGCAAACACAGCGGCCATGGGTCTCCCGTGGCTGCTAGTCGCTGGGTGGGTGATCGTTGCGACCATCACCTACGCTGCTACGAGAGAATTCCTAGAAAGGCTACGAGATTGAGTTGCACTAAGGGGCCGTGCCCCTGCGGACAGTCTTCGGATGCGTTCGCTACATATGACGACGGAAGCGGAAGCTGGTGCTTTAGCTGCAATGATCCGACCCAGTTCGTCGCCGGGAGCCGATGGGCTCCTCAGGAAGAGAAGGTCGCCAAAGGCTTCTCGCCTATCGACACAGAAATCAAAGCGATCACCGCACGGGGCATCACCACCGATACCATGGCCAAGTGCGACTATCGCCTCGGCAAGCTCCGTGACGGCACACCAGTCCACGTCCAGCTAATCAAGGACGAGAGTGGCAAGCTGATCGACCAGAAGACCCGCACGCGCGACAAGCAGTTCAAATGGCTTGGCCAGAGCGTCTACAAGAACAACGGCGGCATCATTGGTGATTGGTCGTGGCCCGCGAAGGGCAAGACGGTCGTGATCACCGAGGGTGAGATTGACCGGATGTCAGTTTCGCAAGCTTTCGACAACAAGTATCCGACTGGCTCCCTGCCGAACGGCTCAGGCTCCGTGAAGAAGGCGCTGCTCGCGAGTTGGGAGAAGCTCCTGCGCTTCGACCATATCGTGCTGTGCTTCGACAACGACGAGCCGGGACAGAAGGCTCTCAAGGAAGCCTGCGAGCTTCTGCCGGTCGGCCGCGTCAAGATCATGGCCGTTCCAGGTAAGGACGCCAACGCGACCCTGCTGGAAGACGGCCCTGCACCGATCATCCGAGCCTACTGGGACGCAAAGCCCTTCAGGCCTGATGGCATCGTCGAGGGCAGCGAGTTCTCCCGTGAGCGCCTGAAGAAGGCCATGGCCAAGCGCAAGGGCCTCGACCTCCCATATCCCAAGCTCAACGGCATGTGGATGGGTCTGCGGCCTGCGGAAATCACCACGCTGTGCGCAGGCTCAGGCATTGGCAAGTCAACGCTGGCCCGCGCCATCGCTTACCACATGCGTGTGGCGCACGGTTCGAAGATCGGCAACATCTATCTTGAGGAAGACAACGACACGTCGGTCGCAGCCTACTGCGCCTTGCATGCTGGTGTGCCCCTCAAGAGCCTCATAGCGAACCCTGCGAACATCAGTGACGACCAGTGGGACGCAGCGCTCGCTGCAGTCATCCACGACAAGATGATGTTCTACGACCACTTCGGCTCCCTGCAGAGCGACCGGCTGCTGACCATGATGCGTTACATGGCGGCGAGTGGCTGTCAGTTCATTGTGCTCGATCACATCTCCATCGTGGTCTCAGGCCTTGAGACGATGGACGAACGTAAAGACATCGACGTCCTGATGACCAAGCTGGCATCCTTCGTGAAGGAAACTGGTGTTGGCGTCATCGCCATCGTGCATCTGAAGCGCTCGAACGGCAAAGACTTCAATGGCGGCGATCAGATCAGCCTCAATGACCTACGGGGCTCCGCGTCATTGGAGCAGCTTTCGTTCAACGTGCTGGCCCTCGAACGCGACCAGCAGGACGAGGAAGAGAAGCTCTACGCGCAGATACGCTCACTGAAGTGCCGCATCACCGGAGAGACTGGTGAGGCCGACCTGATCAAGTGGAACATCGCGAAGGGCTGCTACGAGGTTGCGACCCGCAGCAAGGAGATACCCGATTTCGACCCTCACGAGAAAGGTGACACGCCTGATATCAAGTTTTGAAGACGTCGTCGCGATGCTCATGAAGCACGGGGCGACCCGAGAGCAGGCCTTGTCCATCATGGACGCGGTCCATGGCATGTCGCTGCCGACCCGCACGACCCTGAGCCCCAAAGAGCGCAGCAGGGAACGTTCGTACCAGATGGCTAAGTGGGCCATCGCCAAAGCAAAGGAATACGGCACACAGAATGCTGCGACTACTATGGGACACCGAGAGTAACGGTTTTCTGGCTAACGCCACCCGTTTCCACTGCATCGGTATCACCAACGTCGACACAGGCGAATACGTGGGCTACCGGCCCCACCAACTCGACGAAGCCTTGGATCGTATGACCGAGGCTGACGAGATCATCGGCCAGAACATCATCCGGCACGATATCCCGCTCGCCAAGAAACTGAGGAAGGGCTGGAGCCCCAAACCTGGAGCGAAGATCAGCGACACGATGGTCATCAGCCGCACGATGTTTCCGAACATCAAGGCGACCGACATCGCGCTGGTTCAAGCAGGCAAGCTCCCGCCGAAATACAAAGGCAAGCACAGCGTCGCTGCGTGGGGCCACAGGCTAGGTAACCCCAAGGGCGACTACGCGGAAATCATGGAAGCCAAAGCTCGTGAGCTTGGCCTTGAGAACCCGCGTGACATTGCGAACTTCGTGTGGGGCCAGTTCAACGAAGACATGTTCGAATACATGGGGCAGGACTGCGCCACCAACTTCGACATGTGGAAGCACTTCAATCCCGATGCCTACCCGCAGGCACCGTTAGCCCTTGAGCATCGTATTTCCCGCGTGTGCGATGCCATGAACACTGCGGGTGTGCCTTTCGACCTTCAGGCCGCTGGTGAGCTTCAGGCCGAACTGGTCGGTAAGAAGCATATCATCGAGACGAAGCTCAAAGAGAAGTACGGCTTCTGGTTTCAACCGGTGAGCCCTGATCCGACCAAGTCCCTCTTCATTCCGAAGCAGCCTAACCGCAAGCCTGCGGTCGCTACGCTGGACGAGAATGGCGATTGGGAATGGTCGAACCCCGGCTACTGGGGTGACGAGACGATCACTGAGGAGCCTAAGCTCGACGTCGATGGCAACCCTGTCGTCAACGCGAAGGGTGTCGTGCAGACCCGCAAGGTGAAGACCTTCGTCGGATATCCGTGCACGAAGCTCAAGAAGATCGAGTTCAACCCGGGCTCCTCGGACCATCTTTCGAAGAAGCTGATCGAGCAGGGCTGGCGACCAACGAAGTTCACGGATGGCGGCAAGCCAGCCATGGACGAAGAAGTCATCGAGAGCATTGGCAACCTGTTCCCCGATATGGACGGACTGCCGACGCTCCTGATGGTCAACAAGCGACTGTCGCAACTCGTTGGTGGCAAGTCTTCGAAGTATCCGCTGATCGACAGCGTGCAGGAGGATGGATGCATCCACGGCGTAATCAACCCTATGGGAACGATCACAAGTCGAGCGGCCCATATGTTTCCGAATCTCGGACAGGTGCCGAGCGCGAAGAAACCGTACGGCCACGAATTCCGCAGGCTGTTCACCAAGCACGTGCCTACTTCCTATCACGGGACGGGCTTGTCGTCCTGCAAGCTGGGAAAGATGGTGCCTTGGAAGTTCTTAGGTGCTGACCAAGAGGGCCTAGAGCTTCGTGGGCTCGCCCACTACCTGCATCCGCTCGACGGTGGCAAGTATTGCACCACGGTCATCAGCGGTGATCCTCACTGGCTCCATGCGGTCGTCATGGGCCTTGCCGAGGGTGACCGGGACAAGACCCCGAAAGACCAGAAGCCCACAGAGAAGCAGCAACTCCACACCGTCCTCCGTGAGGATGGCAGCAAGAGGTTCATCTATGCCTACATCTACGGATGCGGAGACGAGAAAGCTGGCTCTATCATTTACGAAGCTCTCCTCAATGCCCGACGCACGTGCGGCGCATTGGGAGCGGAAGTCTACAGCAAATTCTTCACCGAGAACCCCGGCGAAGATGAATTACGCAAAGTCGGCAAGAAGGTTCGCCGTAGCTTCCGCACGCGTATCGAAGGCTTCAAGGTTCTGCAGGACCGGCTCTCTGAGCAGGTTGGCAAACGCAATCGCGTCATCGGTCTCGATGGGCGCATCATTCCAATCAGGTCTGACCATAGCGCACTCAATTTCCTTATCCAGTCAGCCGGAGCCATCGTCTGTAAGGAATGGGTCGCCAGTGCCTTCGAAGAACTCGAACGGCGATACACCTACAATTGGGATGACCCGTGGTCAGGAGACTTCGTGTTCGTGCTTTGGGTGCACGACGAAGTCCAGCTTTGCGTAAGAGAAGGCCTTGAAGAAGAAATCGGCAACATCATCGTCGCCTGCGCCAAGAAAGCGGGCGAGCCGTACGGCCTCCGTGTCCCGCTCGACAGTAAAGCGGTCGTCGGAGATACGTGGGAAGACACCCACTGAAGACACAGGGGACGCCTCAGGGCGTCTCCTACGTCTCCTGCGCCAAGTGCAGCGGGAGCACGTGCGGGTCAAGAGCGACCTCGCTCGCAAGGAAGCAGACGTCATTGCGATGGCTGCGTCCCTGCAACTCATATCGACCAAGGTGGGCGCTCAGCGCTTCGCCAAGACGTGGTTGATTACCAGCAAGGGCCTCGTGTGGCTCAACGAAAAGGACGACTAATGTCAATTGAAAGCCAGATCAACACACTGGTCGCAGAAGCTCAGAACGAAGCGTGGGACGCAGGCTATCTTGCAGGCGTAGAGGCGGCGCGGTCTCGACCGGCTGAGGCCGACGAAATCGTGCAGGATATCCTCGCGGACCTACAGGCCACTGCGTTCGCCTCAGAGGCTGAAGCTTCTGAGGAAGGAACGACTGCGAAGGTCAACGCCCAGCCCGAAGGTGCTGAGTGGCCTGAGGGCCTGCGTTACTCTGACCCGGACGAAGCTCAGTTGGAAGCGTGGAAGGCCTACGACAGGCAGGCATTGTTTCAGTGAAGAAACTCCTACTGATCGACGGCGACGAAATGCTGTTCAAGGCAACCGCTGCAGTCGAGCATGAGACCAAATGGAACGTGGTGCTGGGTGAGGTCGACTGGCGCGAGCCTCCGATCCACGTGCTCACCTCGTCTCCTCTCAAGGCCCAACAGGTGCTTGAGGAAATGCTGGAACGGTTCTTCGAACGCTTTGAGACCCGAGATCACTTCCTGTGCTTCTCGACCACGGCAGACTTCAACTTCGAACTCGACAAGCAGGCGAACTTCCGCTTCGACGTCGACCCGACCTACAAGAACAATCGGGCGAACTCACGCAAGCCTCTGTGCTACGCGATGATGCGGCGGTGGGTCGAGACCAAGTACAACTGCAAGAACTTCGTTGGGCTTGAAGCCGACGACGTGATGGGCGTTCTGGCAACCATGCCGATGAAGGACACTCAGCGCATCATCGTCTCGCAGGACAAGGACATGCAGACCATCCCCACCCAGGTATGGCGCAAGGGCGACCTTGTGACCGTAACGGAGGAGGAGGCTGACAAGTTTCATCTGATGCAGACCCTCGCTGGCGACATCACTGACGGCTATCCGGGTTGCCCCGGGGTCGGCATGGTCACCGCAGAAGCCTTCGTCAACGCGCCCTACATCGCCACGCCGTACGAGCACACGATGGCTCGCGGCAAGCGTAAGGGCGAGGTGGAGACGCGGTGGAACGAGGTGCCCACGGATGACCTTTGGGCCGGTGTGGTCTCGCTGTACGCCAAGGCTGGCCTGACCGAGGCCGATGCTCTCCGACAGGCGCGTCTGGCTCGCATCCTGCGTTGGACGGACTGGGACAACAAGAAGAAAGAACCGATCCTTTGGACACCATCACGGTAATCTCTCTCTGCGCCAACGCCTTCTTTGTTGGCCTACTTTTCATGGCAACAATTTCGTGAAGCTCTACGTCGATATGGATGGTGTGCTCGCTGACTTCGACAAGTCGGCCGAGGCCATCCTCCAGACCAACAACATCTACAAGTACGAGTTCATCTGGGGCCCCGACAAGTTCTGGGAAGAACTCAACAAGCATCCCGACTTCTTCCTCGACCTCCCGCTGATGGGCGACGCAAGGCACCTGTGGGCGAAGATCAAACATCTGAACCCTGAGGTTCTCACTGCGCTCCCGAGGGAGAACGGTGAGCGTGTTTCCACGCAGAAGCGTTCATGGATCAGTTCGTTCGAACGCGCCACAGGCTCTGATCCCATCATGGTCCACACCTGTCAGACCAAGGACAAGCCGAAGCTCTGCAAGCCGGGTGACATCCTGATCGACGACCGTGCAGTCAACCGCGATGCGTGGATGAAGGCGGGCGGCATCTACATCGTGCACACGAGCGCTGCGAACACACTGACGACGTTGCGCGCATTGGGAGTGATCAAGTGAGTGACACCGAGTTCAAGCATCCCGACGAGTTCGGCTACACCGACCCAAGGCCCCGAGGCTCCGACCTCCTGCCTCAGACCGAGAAAGGCGTCCGCCAGTTCGGCACCGGAGCGACCCGAGACCTCGACGCCAACAAGCTCGACTTCGAAGGCTTCCTCTCGCCTCTGGTCCTCGAACGCTACGCCGAGCACATGCACAAGGCACGCAAGATGCCTGATGGCTCGATGCGCGAGAGCGACAACTGGCAACTCGGCATCCCGGTCGTGGCCTACATGAAGTCTCTGTTCCGGCACTTCTTCAGCGTCTGGAAGCTCCACAGGGGCCTCCCGGTGTCCGAGGTTGTCCGTGGTGAGACCATCGTGAAGGACCTCGAAACCGAACTGTGCGCCGTCCTGTTCAACGCCAGTGGCATGCTGCACGAGGTCTTGAAGGCGAAGAAGCCTTCGTGGCCCGCGCCGGGTTCGCTGTGAAGCGTACGTCTGACGCTCACGGCACCAGCTACATCATCGACGCAGACGGACTGAAGGTTACGCCCGGGGGCCAAACGCGCCCCGGGTGTCCCCTCGTGGAAGTCTGGTGGTCGCGTGATGGCGCGAAGGCTGACGAGACAATCATCATCCGACAGGAATGGGCAGGCCGAGACACCGCTGAGGTGGTCGAGGTGACCCAAGGACAGGCCTACGACCTGATGAAGGCGCTGGCTGACGCTATGGAGCGCAAATGACTGACATTCAATCCACCAACGCCGTGATCGAGGGCGAATGCTCCCTCGTGACCTTCGGTGAGTTCTGGCACCTTGCCCCGGGAGACCATGCCTTCGCAGGGCCGTTCGCCACCAAGGAAGCTGCGCAGGCCGACGCCTACAAGTATCTGCAGGACGACGGCGGTCGCTACAACATCGACAGCGTCATCATCGTCAAGACGGTGGCGCGTGGCGAGAACACCATCACCGTGGAGACCAACTTCCATGACGTCTGAGCGTAACGGGTCCCATCGCTACCGCGTGACGCCTGACGGCCTCGTGCTGGAAGTGGGCTACAGCTACTTCGCGTCCCAGCCTAATGGCGTGTGCGTCTGGAAGAACGACTACCGGCGCGCAACGGCTGACGACATCAATGACCCGAGCCTGCTAGTTGGCGTATCGGGTTCGTGAGGTTGACGGCCTCGACGAAGACATCCTCGACACCCTGCGAGAACTCCACGACGAATGCTTCGGTGACAGCGCACCAAACCTTTCTGCAGCGGAGGTTGCAAGAGGTCATTGGTGGCTGGCTTATTCAGTTGATGGCGGAAGAGAGCTTGCCGGTTTCTGCGGCCTCACGCCAACTTACGCTGACGAGAGCCTCGGCTATCTTAAAAGGGCTGCCGTTCGAAAACCTCACAGGGGAGCAGGCCTGCAGAGACGCTTTGTCCGCGTACGTGAAGCGAAGGCAAGGCGGCTGGGCTACCGAGGCATCATCACTGACACCTCTGACAACCCTTCGTCAGCCAACAACCTAATCAAGTGCGGTTACCGCATGTTCACCCCGGAGAACCCTTGGGGCTTCCGGCACACCTGCTATTGGGAGAAGAACCTATGAAATACTTCTTAATCATCGACCCCGCCCACAGCGACGCCTTCGTCCTGAAGGATGACAATGGTGCGCAGGAGTTCGCTACCGAAGCCGCCGCTGTCGCCGCTGCCAAAGACTATAGCTGTGACAGCTATGTGGTTCGGGCGACGGCCAGCGTCATGACGGTCGAGAAGCACAAGGTCACCAAACTCAAGTGAGGAAGCTGTGGTTGATCCCAATTGTCTTCTTGCTGTCCGTAGCCGCCCTATGGGCCTACGGAAGCTTGCGGGCTCCCACGGTCTCCGAGGTGATCCTCAACCGCTTCCCCGCATCAGTCGAGACTTCTCAGTCCGCGCCTACCTTGGCATCACCAAAGATAATCGTCCCGGACTTCAATCCGTTCACGCCACAGCCTCAGCCCAAACGCTCAGGCGCATCGAGCAAGACGACAGTCAATGGTAAGCCGCATCGTCCTGCTGCTCCTCCGCCCGTACCTTATGTGGCTGAGGAGCCTGCAGTCGCTGGACCTGAGTGCATCTGGCCCTTCAGGCTCATACCTGGTTGTCGACCACAAGAGGCGAACTGATGCTGATCACCACCAAAGACCCTGAGTTGGTCAAAGGCCTTCTGGCCTCCGGCTGGTGGCGCAAAGGCGACACCTTCATCTGGATCAAAACCATAGGCCGCGCGTGAACGAGGCTGATCTCTTCACGTTCGAAATGTTCACCCTGCTGCCCTTCGTCTACTGGATGAAGATCATGCAAGCCCACACTGAATTCATGGAGGACCTTTGTCCCTAGCTGACCGCCAACGTAAACACGAAGCCACGCACGAGCGTACCGTCGACCAGCAGATTCTCGACGCGCTCTTGCGTATCGAAGAGAGCTTGATCAAGTATGGTCAGGCATTCTCCAAGGTCGACGAAGACGGCAACGTCGAGTTCATCCCGATGGAGAACGTCATGACCAACATCACGCCCACACCCACGCCGCTTGCCAAGGCTCTCGCCAAGAAGACCACGGGCGTCCGTAAGGTCGACCGCCTGTGATCCGCTGCTTCACTTGGGTCCCCCGCATCGAGAACCGAAGCGCACGTAGGGCCGTGATGGTCCTTGTGAGCCCCTTGGTGCTCGTCGAATACATCGTCAACGCACCTATCACGTTTGCGCTGGACTTCATCAACGTTTGGAAAATCTAATGTTTGACATCAAGAAGGTCGAGGCCGAGGCTCAGAGTGAGCTTGCTGCCGAGAAGGCTACTGCCGCCAAGTCGAAGATCAAGGCCAAGCTGAAGCAGATTGCCGACGCCGAGCGCATCGTGTCCAACCTGCGCGACGAGTATGGCGTTCTCCTCCGCGACATCGGAGCCTAAGTGGCCCTAGGTGCCCTCCGTATGGAGGACATTCGTCTCCTGTCCCGTCCGCTCAAGGTCGAGTGGGCGGGGTGGGAGACCAACACATACCGCCTGCAGCAAGCAGGCTGGAAGCTGAGCGCCGAGCAGGACATCTACCAGAACCGCATGCGGCTGGCGATGCATCACGAACGCCTCAGCCTGTATGCTATGAGCCGGATGACCGAGTTCGAGTTCGACAGGTTCGCTCAGGACCCTAGGGCAGACTTCCCGATGATCGTCATGCAGGCCATGGGCCGCGAGGTGTTCATTCAGGAGCACGGCAGGATCGACTGGGGCTTCAATGCGATTGATGCCAAGCCCTGTATGACCGAACGCAAGATCACCCGTATCGAAGACCTAGCGCACTTCGCTGCGCCTCTGGTCCGATGCAACGAGGTGCTCATCCCCGAGGACAGCGTGCCCAAGCTGATGGAGCGTATTCTGGAGCTTCAGCAGCCCGCACGCACTGACCGCATCAAAGAGCAGATGCGCAGTCCTGAAGGCTACGACCGGCAACCTCAACAGAAGTTTCAAGCACAAATCATTTCCCTAGCAGCATAGCATTTCATCCCGCAAACTGCGGGTCCTCGTCGGCTGTGAATTCAGCGGGCGAGTGAGAGACGCATTCCGAGCCAAAGGTCACGACGCATGGTCGTGCGACCTAGAACCCTCGGACAGCCCTTACCACTACCAAGGCGACGTCCTCACCATTCTCGACCGAGACTGGGACCTAGGTATCTTTCATCCGCCATGCACCTATCTCTCTAACAGTTCGAGCAAGCACCTCTACATCGACGGCAAGAAAGAGAACGGCGTCGAC